TTTTTTATTACTATAACCACCAGTGACTGCCATTTGTTCTTGAAGTTGTTTTCCGTATTTAACAATGTCATCACATATACGTTCTGGAATTGCTGATTGAAAATACCAATAATAATTTGTTAGGTTCATATTTCTTTATGAACATGTTTTAACATTTGTTATGAAATTGTCAATGTTCCAGAAACGGTAAATGTAGCTAATTTATCTCCACCAGGGTGAGTTGATGTTGAGTTTGTTCCAGGAGCTACTGCAAATGTAATTGCACTAGGTCCTCTTACAATAACTACACCTGGTCCACCTGTTCCTCCTGTTTGAGATGGAGTGTTATAACCACCGCCACCACCGCCACCACCACTGTTTGCACATCCAGCAGCTGCATTACCTGCTCGAGAACCACCTTGTCCTCCACCACCTGCTCCACCAGAAACTCCTGTTCCTGGAGATTCAGAACCACCACCGCCACCACCAGCATAAGGAACTGAAGAAGATGTAATCGTATTTACTATACCAGCACCACCTGTTCCAGCAGTTGAACCTGGAGCATTATTACCAACAGCGCCAGCTCCACCACCACCTCCTGCACCATAACTTGGATGACCAGTACCACCATTATTTCCTTGAGGAGGATCTGTGGGTGGAGTATTTCCAGCACCAGCTACCGAATCTGGTCCACCAGCACCGCCACCACCAGAGCCACCAGCATTAGTTGGTTCTGTTGTGGTACCATAAGTTCCACCGCCACCACCTGTTGATGTTATATCTGAAAAGACTGAATTAGTTCCTACAGCTCCATCACCACCATTATCGCCAGTTCCAGATGAACCAGCTCCACCTGCACCAACTGTAACTCCAAAAGGTCCAGGTGCTAAAAATAAAGAAGATCCTTGTGATGGAGATGGACCATAACCTGATGCTCTATAACCTCCAGCACCACCTCCACCATTTCCACGATAAGCTCCACCACCTCCACCTGCTACTACTAAATAATCTATATTAAAACCAAAAGATGGCCATGTTCCTTGAGACTGTGCACTAAATTGACTTTGCATTGACCAAACACCACTTGCTTTGTTTAATTCTTTTACGATAACTATTCCTGAACCTCCTGATTGTCCTAATTGTTGACAACATCCACCAGCAACTCCACCACCACCACCACCGCCACCACCGCCAGTGTTTGCAGTTCCTGCACAACCTCTTGAAGCACCAGCACCACCAGCACCACCACCTCCAGGTCCTCCGCTAGATTTTGCATTAGGAGCATAAGTAGGGTTTCCTCTAGCTATAGATCCACCACCACCTCCAGAATAAGTTACACAACTACCTGTAATATTACTTACGGCACCGTTTCCACCAGGTCCACCAGTATTTGGTGCAGTATCTGGTAATGGTCCAGCTGAACCAGCACCACCAGCACCACCCCCTCCACCTTGAGGTCTTGAACCACCACAACCTTGATGTCCTACTCCACCTGGATTTCCTTCTGATGGACTATATCCTCCAGCATTACCTGTTCCACCAGGTCCTGGACCACCTGGTCTATATTGTCCTCCACCACCAGAACCTCCGGGTGAGGCAACACCCGCAGGTACAAAACCAGCACCTCCAAAACCTCCTCCTGATGAACTATGAGTTGTTCCACAAGCTGCAATACTAGAGTTAACACCACTAGCACCTATTCCTGGAGATAAAGATCCATTATTAGCTCCGCCAGCTCCTACCACTGCAGGAACAGTTCCTTGTGCATTAATTTCTATATCTCTTAAACCACCGGCGCCACCACCTCCTGCGCCACCACCACCTCCTGCGCCACCACCAGCTACTACTAAAGTTCTTACCAATCTAGTGCCTGGTTGTAATGTAATATCTCCTGATGATGTTTTTGATGTAACCGTACACTTCCCGAAAGAAGTTTTATTACTTACACCGATTATTCCGCCATTAGATCTGGCCATGTGAGTCTCCTATTCGGACACCCAAGCTGTGCCATTCCAATTATATTTGGTAGGTGTTTCCGATTCGTCGTTTGATTTTGTTGCTTCCCAACCTGTTGTGTTGTCAGCGTTATATTTTGTTTCGTTCCAAGTAATAAAATAGGTTACATCACCTTCTTCTGTAATTGAAGGAAAAGTTATTGGTGCTTGCCAGTCATCACTTGAATCTAATGACCATGAAGCATGAGGTTGTTGACTTAAAAATTTATCTTTTACAGGATCATAAATCATTCCGATTCCTGCATATTGTTTTCTAAAATTATGATTGTAAGAAGTTTGTTTCCAAATACCACCTTTAAAAAAATTAATACACCATGTTTCTCCATCTTGGTGCATGTCTGAAGGAACGCAATCGTTTCCTACAACTACTACTCTTTCAACTACTTGATGAGTATCTGAAGTATGTCCTGTTGGATCTACTTTTGTTTTTAATTCTGCGAAATGTGCCATATTATTACTCCTTAAATTTATATTTTATATTTTAATTTTAACTTATTGTCAACGTACCAGTTGCTGTAAATGTAACCACTGTACAACCTCCTGCAGGGCCTGGTAATGTTGCTTTAGCTCCTCCTGGTGTTACACTTAATGAAGGTCCTATAGGTCCTGGTGCTCTTAATATAACCACTCCTGATCCACCTGCTCCTGCTGCTTGACTAACTCCATTTCCTGCTCCACCTCCACCTCCACCGGTATTTGCAGTTCCTGCATCTGCTGGTGAACATGTTACTGATCCTGGTCCTTGTTGACCTCCTTGACCACCACCTCCTGGTCCTGCTGATCCTCTACCTGCAGTAGTAGGACCATTTTGTGCTCCACCACCTCCGCCACCACCACGTGTTACCGGAGAACCTGTAATCGAACTAGCTGAACCATTTCCTCCATCACCTGCTGGATCATTATTACCGCTACCACCTGCTGAAGCTGCACCGCCGGCACCACCACCGCCACCACCTTTACCGTTTAAACCTGGGTTACCATTATTATTTGCTCCACTATTTCCTTGAACTGGTGCACCTGGTGAACTTAATGCTGGTGTATTTCCAGAGGCTCCAGTACCACCTGGGTTACCACCACCTCCACCACCACCTGATCCGCCTGTTAATCCAGGAGCTAAAGGTTGTCCTTCTCCTGGAGAAGCACCACCACCTCCACCACCACTAGCGTGAATATATGAAACAATAGAATCAGTTCCACTATTTCCTTGTCCATTACTAGGACCACTAGTAGCACCACCAGCACCAATTGTAATTGCATTGGGTCCTGGGTTTAATAAAATTTTTTGTCCGCCTGGGAATGAAGTTCTGTAACCACCAGCTCCACCTCCACCACCAGCATTTCCTCCATTACCACCAGATCCACCACCTGCGATTACTAGATAATCAAATTCTGTAGCAGCACCAGCATCACTAATAGTTAAATTAGCTGATGCATTAAAAGTTGCAATTTGGTTTATACCATCTGAAGACGTAAAAGGTGCATTTGGCACACTATCTGTTGTTAATAAAATTCCTGCTGGTATTCCTACTGATCTTGCGATCACGATACCTGAACCACCTGCTCCACCATCAGCCGATCCTCTTCCAGAACCACCACCACCGCCTCCAGTGTTAGCTGTTCCAGCAGTTCCTGAATTTCCACATCCTGTGGCACCTGCTCCACCACCTCCTGCTCCAGCTGAACCAGCAGTTCCAAATCTTGAACCTCCGCCTCCACCGCCAGCGTAACATGTTGCTGATCCTAAAATATTGTTTGGTGCTCCTGCACCTCCTGCTCCCGCATTAGTTCCTCCAGCACTACCTGCAGCGGTTGCTCCACCACCACCAGAAGCTGAGTTATTTCCTGGATCTGGACTACCTGTAGTTCCTCCAGGATTTCCTTGAGAAGGACTAACTGGTGGTGTATTACCTGCTCCACCTGCTCCAGGTCCTCCATTCTCTCTTGGTCCACCTCCACCACCAGATCCACCACTTCCTCCAATTGATGTTGGTGCTGGATAAAGACCACCTTTACCACCTCCAGCAGATGTTATACATTCAAATACTGAATTACTACCAGAGTTACCTGCTCCACAAGGAGAAGTAGCTCCTCCACCACCTCCAACTGTTACTGCGTATGTTCCTAAACTTAATTCTTGTGCTGTTCCTTGTAAAGGAGAAGGTCCATAACCAGAAGCTCTATAACCTCCAGCTCCACCTCCACCGGTTCCACCTTGCCCTGGATTGCTTCCACCTGATCCACCACCAGCAACTACCATGTAATCTATATTTGCTAATCTGTTAGGCCATGTGCCATTTGTTAATTGATCAAATTGATCATTAAGACTCCAGACTCCTGAAGCCTTGTCTAATTCTTTTACGACTACAACTCCTGGTCCACCCGTACCTGCATGAGCTCCACCAGGTCCTCCTGAAGTTGATCTTATTCCACCACCTCCACCACCAAGATTAGTTCCTCCATCAGTTCCATCATTGTCCCCAGTTGCTCCAGCTCCACCTCCTCCTGGTCCACCTGCACCTGCACTATCTCCACCACCTCCGCCACCACCTGCGTATGTAGTTCCATGGAAACATCCACCAGCACCGCCAGCTCCACCTGTTGGTCCAGAACCAGCTCCACCATCTGCGGTTGCTCCGCCACCAGCACCGCCTCCAGTATTAGTTCCTGGATTTCCTGCAGTTGGTCCACCATCACTACCTTGAGGGGGAGTTGTAGGAGGTGTATTACCACATCCTTTAGCTCCTGGTCCTCCATAAGCTTGACCAGGTCCACCACCTCCAGATCCACCGGGACCTGCAACATAAACTGCAGCAGAGGCACCTCGACCTCCACCTTCAGAAGTATAAGTTGTACATTCAAATACAAAAGATGAGTTGTTTCCATCTGCACCATTTGCACATGGAGCAAAATCTCTACCAGTCCCACCACCTCCAATTGTAACTGCTCCTAAAGCTGTGTTTCCTGAAGTAGGTTGACATTCAAATTTTCTAAAACCACCACCACCACCTCCACCAGCGTGTCCACCACCACCTCCGCCACCAACAACAAGAAAGTCTACTAGTCTTGTTCCTGGTTGAGTTGTAACTGCACTAGGTGAGTTTGATGTTTTTGATGTAACTTTATTTTTACCGAAAGATGTTACGTTGACTGGTCCAATTATTCCGCCGTTTTGCGCCATAATTTAAACCTCCTAAGCGTCGTTTATGACTTCATATGATACAAATAAATCTAGATCACCAGCAGCGCTTGCTCCACCTTTTAGTATGTCACCTTCCATAAGATAGATAGGTGTATCGACCAATACTAACGTTGCGTCAGCTGGTACCGAAACTGTTTTTGCTAAATAAACTGTTGCGTCTGCTCCAGTTGTTGTAACTCCTGTTGTACCAGAACCCATTCCATCTACAAACAAACTTACGTCTGCTGCATTTGTTCCATCAACATTTGCTACTGTTACTCTATTTAATTTTACGACTACGTCTGCTGCTACTGTCATCAATGTGTCAGTTGCTGTTGCAGATAAATTCCATCCAGCGTTTCCACCTAAGATTGTTGTTACTGCTACTATATTTGGGTTTGCCATAATTTAATCCTTTTATCCGAATACGATCGCCATTGCAATCGCTTTTCCTGTTGTTATACCAAAAGTTGATGTTGATGTAAACCC